ATCGAAAACCTCTCTAGTAATAGGAACGCAATCTGCGTCAGAAAAAATAATTATATCATACTCAGTATTCTGACACAGGTGAGTCATCCAACTTCCATGATCAATATTTTGATGAGTGTACCTCACTGGAATTTCAAAATGCGTGTATACTTTTTTATGATTTTCAGTTACTTTTGGATGTAGATTAGTCCAATGTAGGCTGTGTGTAGCAATATTCATCTTAATCTAATATAAAGTTAGTAAATTCTTCTTGCTCCGTTTGGTAGAAAACTGGGGCATTAGGAGTTAGTATATTATAGTGTCGATGTATACTAGCTATGCCTAAATCCCATGCTATACCCTTGTCCAAGCACTCTTTAGCTATATTTTTAGCAGCTAAGATGTAGTGTTCAGTTAAATAGACAACAGCGTGAGCCCCACACATATTAAATACTCGTTTGTACTCTTTATTGTATTGAGTAGTTAAGACTACTCCTCTTCTACCTATAGGATCATTTCTAATATACCCATGATCTGCTACCCCTAAGTATAATGCGTCCGTTTCATCTGGTACAGTAAATACTGTTTGGATATTATCAGTAAGTCCTATATCATCCTCTAAAACTAAGGTCCCTGAGGTAGCCTCAGATATAACGGCATGGTGAGACATACCACATCCCACTATGCCTAACGAATGCTTGATAGCAGAGTATCTAGAAAAAGGAATTCCTAACTTATTAAGACACTCTGTAGAGGATTCTAGTCTGTGCGGCTGCTCATCTAAATTAATTAATATATTAGTAGTAGTTTTTAAATCTACTGTCTTCATACACCCTCTAGAGCATAAAACTCATCAACGGATTTTAGATTTAAAGCAGTCTCATAAGTATCCTTATACCAGTCCCAAGTAATTTCGTCTGGTGCCTCAATAACCTCTTGTGATCCCTTATGTATTACACCACACCCACAGTCAGTAGCTACTACATACATGGATAAGTCGTCCCTAGATGCTCGTAGCTTAATCCAAGCTCTAAAAACAGTTCCGCACCACGCTTGGCTAATATGCCATTGTGGATCTTCACTCACAGTTATTTCATCCCTTGGGAAACAATCATGGACTACTATAGTGCCACCTTCATTTAAAATCTTAAGTCCATTTTCTATATCCATCTGAGATTGAAAATCTTTATGAAGACCGTCTACAAAAACTATATCAAACTTTTTTTTATTAGAATAGAAAAAATCATTAGAGGTTTGCACTTGAACCCCCTCAGCCAATCTTTCAGGGTTAGGGTCAACTCCTGTTTTATTCTCTATAAGTATCTTTAAATAATTGTCACTAGGGTTGGCAATTCCAATCTCCAAATAATCTTTATAATTATTTTTCTCTATAAGTTTATTAATAATATCCCATCTATTAATGGGGTTTACTTCCTCATATTCAATTTCTTCACTCATTTTTTACTGTACCCTCTTTGCAATTATAGTTAATATGTTAGAATAATAATGATCATTCTTCCTGATAACATCTTCTACATTAGATTTAAACTCTACCTCATACCCGCACTCATTTAAAAAAGCTTCTAAACTCTCATCATTAAAATGCCAGAGGTGTTCTCCATACTTTCTATGCTTCCAAGACTCAAACCAATCATCACTAAAGTAATGACACCAGGGAACAGAGATAATTAAAGTTTCACATTGTAAATCTTTTACGAAGTTAATATCCTCAAAGTGTTCTAAGGAATCAAAAAAAGTGATTACATCGTAAGCATTATCTAAGTTTCCTTTTCCAGCAAACTTAGATATATCATGTCCATTTATGTCTAACCCGAAGGGATTAAACCCATGTTGATTACAAACTTTTAAGAAATGACCAAATCCATACCCAACATCTAAAATAGATTTATCTTTAGAACTTATACCTCTATTATGTAAATAAGAAAGTAAAAATCCTAAACGCAAATAAGATATATTAAGCATATTCTCATCTGAGTAGGCATTGGTAATATAATCTTCATCATAGTTCATCGTAATATTACGATCTTCTTGAAGAACTACTCCATTAGGTAATTTCTTATAGCCTTCTAACACGGGAGATACTTCTCTATCAAGGGTATGGATTCTTCTATAATTAGTCTTTCTATTTCATCTATAAGCTCTGCTCCCTTTAGCGAGAACCACTCAGATAAAGGTGCCCCATAATTAGCAGTAGTTATAATATTCAGGCCCAACATCTTTGCTTCCATCACAAATCTACAGCAAGACTCTGGGCTGAGAGGGATGAATACTAATGTTGCATACTTAGCTATCTCCTCCAGGAACAGTTCTCTGGTAGGCTGTGGCTTTATCATCTGGTACTCCCATTTATTAATCTGACATGTTTGAACTGCATTAGCAGTACCTTTTAACCAAACACCCGACTCTAAAATACCAAACTCCTTTACGCATGGGATATCTTTATTCAAAACTTTTCTAAGTAGAGAAAGTTCACCTTTAGTAAAGACAGTCGTTTTTAAGCTTATTAAGTTACCTTCTATGTTATTCTTTTCACATAATTCTTTGTGGAAGTCTGTCTGAAGGAAAACTGCATCAGCCTTCCTATAAAAATCTAAGTCCCACTTAAACTCATCAGGTACTATACCTTCTGGTCCATACATATAGGGATTACGCCCATTAGTCCCAGGTTGCCCCTTATCATATTGGTGGTCATGTTCAATGATAACATAAGATGCCTTCTCCATCTCCTTCAAGTAGTCTCTGGGAAATAGAGATCTATTAGCTACTATATAAAAGGCATCTTCCTCTATGGGTTTGAGATACTTATAAGATATATGCTCAAAGACAATATCATTGTTATCTCTTAACCTCTCCATGAAAGCGTTATCGCTCATGGCTGCTCCACCGAAATCCTCATCCTTCTGAAAAAAATCAGCTACATAATAAATCTTTTTAGACATGCTGTACATCCTCCCGTTTAAATAAAGAAGATGGGTAGGTTTTATATACCTCTAGCACCAACTTCTTCTTCATAGCCTCAGCTAAACAATAAGTGAAACTTTGATTGCCTATAAACAAATCACAACCTTCAATATACCCTGCCAACTCTACCATATTTCTAGTATCCAAATACTCTATCAACCCCTTGTACCTGGGAAAAGTATACAGAAAGTATTCAAATTCTTTCGGATGAGAAATGAATACTGCGTTAGTTATAAACTCCTCTCCTAAAGTCTCCCAGAAAGAGTAATTAGAATGATACCTACAACTACGAGACAGTATTATATTTTTATTATTGGGTAACTTCTTAGGTTCTACCTCAATCCATTTCTTAGTTTGCCACTCATCCATTTTGTTGCGTAAATTAAATGCTTCTAAATGGGAAGTAGTAAGATTATTAAACTTTACATATTTTCTAAACTCATCCAAATTATAATCTACTTTTATGGAGGGATTCCATAAGCGAACCTCTTTAATATAAGACTGCTTCTCTAGGACGGGCTTTAAGGATAGGATAGCCTCCTCAGAGAGCTTTGTGCGCGTGTATGTAGCCCACGACACAAGATCCTCTCTCTCCCCACCCTGCGGATCTAAGTACAGCACACCTCCACCCAGAGAGCTTACAGCGGGTAAGGAGAGGATAATGTCTCCCAAGTCTCCACTATGCTTGAATGTCTTCATTGCTCTCAGCCCCCTTTATCATATTATTTTTCTCTTCTCTCTTTATCATAGCAAATTCTAAAATATCTAATCTATTATGAGAAACTTTAGTGACATCAAATAACTCTTCAGTTATCCTATGCAAGTTCTCCCCCATCCTCTTAGTACCTTTAGGATCTGCTATCATTTTATGTAATACCTTAACCCATTCCGATTTAGGGGAGTCTGGTGGTATAAGATACCCAGTATATCCATTAATAATCGTATCAGAATAACATCCAACATCCGTAGCAACAAGAGGAACTTTATACCTCCCACACTCTGCTACTTTAATGTCAGACTTGCTATCATTAAATTCATTATTTTGGAGAGGGGCTATAGCTATATCAATATTAGAATACATGATCCCATAATCAGACGCAGGAAGAGCTTGGTATATATTCCAGTTATTCGCTCCTTTAAACCCAGATAAGAGAGTCTTTTGATAGTTATCCCATACTTGTTGTTGCCAATCGTCCTTATTCTCTGGGTCTACGGGAGGTCTACCGTAGAAGCCCCAATGTACTCTTTCCCTTCCCGCTCGTTGATTAACCATGTGAGGTACGGAGGCAAACTCTTTAACATCTGCTTCATGGTGAATTCCACCAACCCACCCAACCCTAGTAATCTTTTTGTTTACTGGAACCTTTGGGGCATTCCAAGCAGGTAAAGAATAATCTATAGCATTTTTTATAATAGCTAAAGTATTAGTGCAAAAAGGAGCTACCCTTTGAGCGAACTTATCCTGAGTTACCGTTACTAAATCTGCGTTTGAATAAATAAACTTAGTGAGGTTCTCTAAATCATTATCGAGATAAAGCTGCTTTAGCCTATGGTCATCATAAATATTAGTTAGAAGATCGTCTGTATCGTACCAAACGAACTTACCAAACTCTTTAGCCAACCCTATCGTTCTAATAGTGGCAGGACCACCAAAGTTAGATAGGTTCTGGGTAAAAAATACATCACACCAATTTAAATCTTCGTAGTTATTACCACCCTCCTCTTTCTTCTCTATATCTATTTCAAGAGGATTTTCGTTATACCTAAACTCCACTATATTAGGAAACTGTTTTTCAATAGTTTCAAAAGGGTTCCACGCTCTATAGTAACTACATCCTCCTTTATTAGCAGGAGCAACTAAAATTCTTAATTTTCTATCTAACCCAGGCCAAAATTTTAATCCTTCCCATCGACTTCTAGTGTCTTTGGGCATTGTGTGTTCTTGCATATTCATAATAAAAAAAATAGGGAGAGCAAAGATGCTCTCCCTATAATAGCCTACTTTAGATCCCTACTCTTCGTCTTTTACGATCTCTAAGCTAGGGGTTTCAGTTTCTTCTGATAAACCCAGCATATCCTTAAGTTCTGAGATATTTTGAACAATCTCATCTCTTTGGGTTTTGGCTCCATTGACCTGTAACTCATTCTGCTCGATGAATTGATCAACATTTTTAAGGTTAGTTTCATACCCCTCTAGCATGAGGGATAGAAAAGTTTCCACTCTTTCATCCGTATTAACAGAATCCATTATGCTTCCTCCTCTTCCCACTCTTCTTCTTCATCAAAAGCAGCCTCAGAGGTGGTAGAGGAGTGTGATGCACCAATAGCGGCAGCAAGACTACCTAGCATACCACCAAGATCCATGTTCTTATCAGTAGGAACAATAGACTTAGCAGCCTTAATGTAATGCTTACGCTTACGCTTACTAAACAAGGTTAAAGCACCTTCCCAAGCAGCTAGGCCAGGAATAAAAGCTTTACCCAAACCCATAGCAGTACTAACAATACCATCAAAACCACCCTCATCCAACTCCCCACCAGCGGGAATATAAGAGGCACCTTCTTTAAGTGCGTCCTTGGAGGTCATCACAAGTGAAGTACCTTCAGGGATCTGAGCCTTAATAGAGTCTGGGAGTTGATCGAAGGGGATGACAGCAGCCTCTCCACCTTCCTCAACCTGATCAGCAGTCGTAAATACTGTACCCTCTCCAAAGAAAGTCTCAAGAGCAGCGCAGGACCCTAAGCCCACACCAAGCACAGCAGTAAATAAAAGGGTTAGTAAAATATTTCTCATATATTAACCTTTCAATCTGTTAAGATAGTCGTCATCGGAAACTTCCGTGCTAGGACTATCGACAGGATCTCGCTCAGGAGTTCCTTTTCCAATTAGAAGAGTCTCAGCAACTTGCTTGAATGTATCATACTCCTCCAATTTTACAAGAGAGTGAACATCATGGAGTTCATCCATCCACTCCGCAATCTGCTTCTTGGTTCCCGCAGCAGTAGCCTTGGGACGGAAAGCAGACTGATCGTACTTGGGCCATTGACCCTCCATTACCTTACTCAGCTTAAAGTCATGACCTTCCTCAAGATCAGTAACATCGCCATAATCCTCATCGAGGATGGTAGAAATAATCTTCTTGAAGAGGATAACCCCAACAGAGAAGATCTTAACCTCGTCGGTATCCCGATTAACTACATTCATGTAGTAACGGGCACGGGGCTTAATCTGACGAGCAAGGTTCTCGTCGTTATACGGTGCTTTCCACAAAGCATAGTAAGCATCACAGATAGGACAAGCCTCTCCATGAACCTTACGGCAGTGGAAGTTACGAGTCTGACCTTCGCCAGTCGGAACACGGTGGATAGCAGTCTCCGCATAAAATAGTTTGTCCTCGTCGTTAGACGGAAGAACACGAATCACACTATTCCCCTCAGGGATAGCGTAAAATTTGTTGATGAAGTCTCCTGAGCTAGAAGATTTTTTGCCACCTTCCATCTTGGCGTATTGTTCCCGAATCTTATCAAAGTCCATTGTCATAGTTTTCTCCGTTAATTAGTTAGTTATTTAGTTAAGAATAAATCTTTTTTTCGTCGCGTTGGTTTGCACTTAGTTGAACAAGCATATCCTTTTTGTGCGAAAGGGCTTGCATTAGACTCTTAAGAAGTCCTTGTTTTGATTCAGCCTCCGCTAAATTTAAAGTTATTTCGTTACATGATTCATCAGAGTGTACATAACTATCAAGGACCGCTACTGTTGGGCGAGCCCCCCTAGCCTCACACTCTGCCTGTCCTTTTATTCTAGCACTGGCTTGGCAGTTCTCAAGTCTTATCTTGAGAATTGAACAATCTTTTTTTGCGTATTCGGACAGACCAGCATAGTATGAGAATTTCTGTGCTTGCTTCATCAATTCCCCATCTATATTTAATGGGTCAATGGCAGCTAGATCATCTGACAGTTCAACATAAGTCTCCCAGTCTAGATTTTCGTAGGCCAATAAAAGGTCAGTTGCTCTCGTCATTGCTATAATCGTTGGTGGTGAGTTCGGACATACTTAAAGTATTATAGTCGATTGAAACACCAGTTACAAATCTAGTTTTACCATTTCTGGAC